GCGCGGCGATGGCGATCCCCACGGCCGGGATGATCTCCCGGTTCTTTTCGATCCAGCCGACCAGCCCGGCGATCGCGGGCACCACCTTGTCACCGATGAACCGGGCAACGGCCTGCAGCTTGGGCACTATGTGCTCACCGAACCACGCGGCCATGTCCTTCAACGCCGGGATCAGCTTCTCCTGCGCCCACGTGGCCAGGTCCCGCAGCCGGGGCACCAGTTCCCGCTTCACCCACTTCGCGGCGGTCTTGATCGCCGGGGTCGCCTTCAGGATCATCTCCTGGGCGAACTCGCGCAGCTTCGCCTTCCCGGTGGCGATCAGCCGCGACAGCGAACCGGCGCCCTTGGCGTACGCCTTCTGCGCGTCAGTCGACTTCTCGAAGATCAGTTCCTGGGTGGCGGTCGCCTTGGCCTGCGCCAGTGCCGCGCCGGTCAGCCCATCCTGGCCTTTCTTGGCCAGCCGCGCCTGAACATCAGCCTCCGATATGGATATGCCGAGCTGCTTCAGCCCCTCCCGTTCGCCCAGCATGGCCTTGGACAGGATGTCGGCGACCCCGGCCGCGTCGACCGTGCCACCGGACCACTCAGACAGCGCCCCCGACAGGCCCACCACGTCGGTGGCCATGCCGGCGGCCTGTTTGGCGGAGAAGCCCATCGGCTTCAGCAGGTCAGCGAACCCGCCGGCGAGGTTGACCGCTTCGCGGGACGTGAGTCCCATGGCTGCCGCATTCTTGCGCGCCCACTTCTCGACCACGCCGATCTGGTCCTCGAAGACGGTCTTCGCCTTGGCGGCCTGTAGCTCCAGCGCGCCGGTTTGCTGGATCAGCTTCGGCCCGAGCGCCGCGGCGGCGACCGCCACGCCGGCGACCGCGACCGCGCCGGCCTTGGCTGCGGTCTTCAGCACCCCGCCGAGCTTGCCGGCGAACCCGCCCACGGCACCCCGGGCGCGCCTGGACGCTTTCTCGATGTCGCGGGTGTCGCCGGTAAATTTTGTGCGGATTGTCCTCACGCCGCCGGCCATTACCGGTCACCGCCGTAGGCGCGCACGATCCGGTCGGCGACCTCATTCCACGCCTTGGCGATGGTGGGCGCTTCCCGTTCAGCGACGGGGAAGAACCAGTACCCCTTGCGGCCAGAGTGGGCGTGGTGGAACTGGGGGTGCTGGTTGGACCCGAACTCAGCCCCGAACAGCAGCCGCCACGCCGGTACCTTCCGCCGGCCCAGACGGGTCGCCCCACCGGCGATGATCACCGGCACCCGGTCCCGCCGCGCGCGGACCGTACGCGCCAGCAGCGCCGACTGGGGCGACTTGTCGGCCACCGCGGCGGCCTTGACCCGGGTCGCGAGCGTGCGCGCCAGCTCCATCGACCCGTCGCGCACAGCGGCGTTCGCTTCCTTCGGCAGCCGGTTGAGTGCCTTCAGCGTTTCCTTAGCCCCGTCGATGCGGATATTCAGCGTCAGGGTGGTCTTCGGCTGGGCCACCGTGCACCTCCTATCCGGACATCCGCTTTCCGCTGAACTTCCCGCCGGCCCCTTTCTGACCGCCGTGTAGCTGGTCAACCACCTCCCATGCCGTCACGACCGCGCGGCCACCTTCTTCGGCCCAGACCGCGGGCGGGATGCCGGTGACGACTGCGAGGGCGATGATGGTTCGGGCGAGCCCCCCGGCTGGGTAGGGACCGCGTCGGGATCCTCCTCCTGGTCGTCGTCTTCCTGGTTCGGCTCCACCTGGTGAGTGGCGGCGAAGTCGTCGAGCGTGCCGGCGTACATGCCCTGCCTGCGTGCGGCGATCCATGCGATCCGGTACAGCTCGGCAAACCGCAGCTCCTCCATCGCCTGCTGGAGAGTGATCGACTTGTTCGGGGTGGTCTTCTCCCACGTGTAGATGTCGCGGGTGTCGGCGACCACCCGGTACGGATCACCCCCGTCGGGGGTGATCTTGAATGGCACACTCAGTGTGGCCATCACGCACCCAGGATGATCACGTCGTAGGTGACTCCGGTTCCGGATCCGGAGTTGGCGAAGTTGAGCAGGTCGCCGGTTGTCGGGGTGACGACCGCACCGGTCGCGTCGGGTGCCACCCACAGGAACAGGCCAGCCGGGCGGACCACCACCCCGTCGCCCAGGGCGGCGAACAGGCCAGGCACACCGGCCGCCCCGTCCGAGGTGACCACCACGTTGTTGGCATTCGCCGCCGCGGCGGCGACCAGTAGCCCCTTGACGCGGGCGAAGGTTAGCGTGTTCCCGAACGCGTCGGTGAGCACCCCGGCCAGGTCCAGGTCCTCATCGGTGGACGCGGCCACGGTCCGCTGGTCATGCCACAGGATGCTCGCCTGGTCCGCCCCGGTGCCCGACAGCCAGGTGAGCCGCTTCTCGTACGCGAGCGGATCGGTTGCGGTGGACAGGTCCAGCGCGTCAGTCAGGGCCGCCGCGACCCTCAGGTTGATCTTCGTCGAGAGAGCCATTACGCACCCACCCTTGTGTAGCCATCGGTCACGTCACCGATCACCTGAAGGGTGATCGAGGTCATTTCGGTCGCGCGGGCCTCACCGCCAACCGGTGGCGCCTTCAGCCGCACCGTCCCGGTCCAGCGGACATGCTCGGCCGCGATGTCGGGGTGGTGGTTCAGCGCGAAAGCGGCGTCCTCCCCGGAGTGCGACCACAGGAAGTCGGAGATTCCGTCCGAGCGCCAGTCGGAGAAGAATTCCAACTCCAGCGTCGGTTCCGGGTCGGTCTCCTCCACGTCTGCGCCGTCCGGGCAGAACGAATACAGCCGCTCACCGTCGCTGATCCCCGGGTCGAGGTTCCAGCTCTTGACCTGGCACTCAAACGAAATGGCGCCCAGGGTGAACTCGATAATCTTGAGCCGGCGGTTATGGATCGTCATCTCTCACTCTCCCAGTACCACGTCTACCTGGATCGCATATGACGGCAGATCGGTGCCGCCCGCTGACCACGTCCCGGGGTCGGCCCGGATCACCGAGCCGGCCAGGAATCGCTCGTCGACCGCCGCGGCCACCTCGGTCACCAGTCGCCACAGGTTCTCCACGGTGCGCTCGGTGGCGTCGACAACCAGGTGCACCACCCACACGGCGCCGGTCGGCTCGACACAGTACGACTCCCACGTGAGCGCCGGCGGCCCGACCACCGCCGTGGGGCCGGTAGCCACCGCCGCCGGATCGGAGGTCACCCGCAGCCCCTCCACCGTGCGCAGCACCGACACCAGCTGCTCCGCGGTCTGGCTCACCACGCCGGACATCAGCCCACCACCGGAAGCGCATGCCGGCCCAGCCGTAGTAGCCGATCAATGTCAGGGTCGATGCTGGGCACCCGCCCGGCGCCCAGCTCGCCCATCTGGACCAGGCTGTCCGGCGAGCGGCGGCGGGTGTGCCACCGCGACGCGAGCCGCAGCGTGCCCAGGATCAGGTCCGCCGTCGGGTCCGGCAGTTCCGACTCCGGGTCGGCCGTGAAATTGAACTTCCACCGGACCCGCTGCACGAAGGACACAGCGGCGTCGAGCATCGGCTGCAGCCGGACATCGTCAATGTCCAGCACGGCAGCGTCCTCTCCACGGGAGCGCATGTCCGCCTTCAGGTCGGCGAGGGTCGGTGGCCAGCTCATCGGGTGCTACCAGAGCCGAACCGCGGCGACGGTGATCGTCTCGTGGTTCTCGTAGGCGACCGCGATCGTCCGCCCGTGCACCGCGCCGCTGCGGAGCGGGATGATCCCGGTTTCGCCGGCCACCACGTCCACCGGGTCAGCCAGCCCGGTCACGGTGACCTCAGAGTCGGCCCCCGAGCCGTTGACCACGATCAGCACCACGGGCAGCTGCCACCCGCCCGCGTCTACCCCGCCCGGGGTGACCGTATCGCCGGTCTCGGCGGCAGAGGCGAACGTGACCGTTCCGAGCCCGTTCCTGCCGTCCTGCACTGTGAGAGCCGCCACGGCCCTACTCCTCTCCGTCGAATGTGACCTGCGGGGCTGGCGCGTCGATCACGCACCGGTGCCTGCGCATGGTCCCGTCTTTGTTCACCGCGAACTCCCGGCCGCAGTCGGGACACGCCATCCGGCCCGCCACGGCGGTCTGTACGGCCGGCTGCGGGTCGGGGGCATCCGGGTCCGCCGCCGGCTCCCCCGGCTCGCCCACGGCCGCCGTGGCAGGCGGGGCGGGTGCCTGCGCCACGGCCGCCGCCGGGGTGGGCACGTCGAGCACCCACCCCCGGCCGTCGCCGTGGTCCACGTAACCACCCGCCCGGATCGCCATGGTCAGCTCGCGGTGATCCGCACGCCCGACAGGCCCACCGGCCGGAGCACGTGCGCGCCGAAGTAGCCGAAGATGTTCAGCTCGATGTTCGCCGGACCCTGCTTCTCGTCATACCGGAAGGTGAGCAGCGGCGACTCCCACACCCACACGTCCGGACGGGCCAGGGTGATCACCTGCGCGTCGCCGGCCGCCACGCCGGTCATCGCCCAAGCCGGGACGTGGGGCAGCGTGTCGATGCTCCACCCCTGGGTCACGGCGTTGCCGAGTCCACCCGCATTCTGCGGCGCGACCGGGGGCAGCAGCGGCCGGCCAGTGGTGTCGATGGCGTCGGCCAGGTACGTCGTCGCGGCCTGCCCCATCACAGCCTGCGTCGGGGCGCCGAACCGAGCGAACGGGTACGCGGCCAGCCGGCCCCGCAGGTGCCGGACCAGGATCTGACCGGTCAGGTCGGCGTCGGTACCCACGTTCACCGTGCTGGCCTGAGCACCGGACGGCACGAACCCGGAGGTGATCGAGCCAGCGACCCCGGACGCCCCGTTCAGCAGCGTGTACACCTTCGTCTCGGTCTGCTGGTTGTAGCTCTCCCGCATGGTCGCGAGCGCGATCTGGTCAATCGCCGGGTTCGAGCTGTCGACGATCTCCCGGGTCAGGGTGATCCGGCCACTGACCGCCCCCGGGGTCACGGTCTTGGTCGCGAACCCCAGTGACCCGTCGGATGGGTTGGTGCCCTCCACGTGGTCGGCACTGGCGCCGGTCGAGCTGGAGAACACCGGCACGGTGAACGGGGTCGCGTTGCCGATCGTGCCGCGTGAGCACGAGGCGACCAGCGGCCGACCCTGCATCAGCTCCGGCACGTACAGGTCGGGCCGGTAGCCGGGTGGGATGACCTCCGCCGCGGTGCTGGTCGACTGTGGCGAGAACGTGACCATCGCCATGTAGTGAGCGGCCAGCTTCGCCATCTCCTCGGTCTGCTGGCGGTACTTGTGCAGCCGCTCGATGGCGTCATGGTCCCGTTCGCGGCCGGCGTACCAGGCGTCACGGACCAGCGAATGGCCCAGCCCGTTGAAGGCGTAGACCGGCGCCTCACGGGTGACCGTGAACCGGGCCGCCCGCACCGGCTGCGGACCGTCCTGCGGCGACGGCAGCGCTTCCAGCGCCGCCTTCATCCCGGCAGCGACGCTCTCGCCGATCGAGGTGGCCAGGGTCTCGGTGAGCTGCTTGTGACTCGCGACCGTGGCCGCGGCCTGAGTGTCCAGGTACGCCTTCAGGTCGAACTGCGCGGCGGGCGCCGCCGGGTCAGTGTTCTCGGGCATGGCGCCCTTCCTTCCGTCTCGCGTTGCTTTGACCGCGGTAACCCGCGCGTCATCAAACGCCGGCATGCCAGTCAGAGCCACGCCGCGCAGGCTGGCCTGGCGCACCAGGCGAACCGACTCATCGGCGGGGTCAGGCTGCCAGCTGTCGCCGAGGTCATCGACGAAATCGACCTCGATCGAGAACCCGTCGAGGATCTTGTCCTCGGCCTGAGTCAGCACCCGGTCACCGTCGGGGCCGCGACCCACCTTGAAGGTGGCCATCAACCCCTTGTTGCCGGACTGCAACCGGGTGGCGCGGCCGATCAGCGCGGTGAAGTCATGGTGAAGGTTGAGCTTCGTTCGGCTGGCATCCGTCCAGCGCAAGCTGTCGGGTGCGAACTTCCATTTGCTGAACCCTGACCTGGCGACCTTGCCCCACGGCACCACCATCCCGGTGATGGTGCGCCGCTCTACGTCCACTTGGAACGTCTCGGCGACCTCCGGGGTGTCGAACTGGACTCGGACCGCGTCGCCGTCGTCGGCGAACGTGACCGGCTTGGGATCGCTCATGTTCGGTGCCCTCCCGTTGGGCGCGGCCGGCGGGGTGGCGCTCGCGCCACGCTGGCGGGCGGTCGCCCGCTGCGCCGGAGTCAGCCGCGGCCGGTCCTCAAGGTCGCGGATCTCATCCTCGGTGTACGCGCCGACCTCAAGACCCACCTTGTACGTCTCCATCCGGGTCTTCGTGTCGCTGCGCAGGAACCCGCCGAAACGGACCCGTGCCACGTACCCGCGCGGCAGCGCGTCCCGCATGCTCAACCGGTCCTGAACCGCCACCACATAGATGCCCATCGTGAAGTCGAGCAGGTCCTGCCGCCGCTGCTCCCCGTTCTGGTAGGTGCGGCTGGTGGTCGACACACCAAGGTCCTCCGGGTCGACACCGGCCGCCCGGGCGATCTCCAGCACCGCGTGCTGGCGGGCGTCGGCCAGCTGTAGCTGCTCCGGCGACCATTGCAGGATTTTCGCGGTGACGCCCTGGGTGTATCCCCATGCCCGGCTCGCGCGGGCCTGCTCCCACGCGTCGAGCAGCGCGTCGACCTCGGACCGCTCGGTGCCGTCGCCGGCCGAGTTCGGCTCGGCGGACAGCGGGTCGGCGCCCTCGGCCGGTTCGAACACGCCCAGCGGCAGCGGATCGTCGGAGTAGAGCGCCGCCGCCCGGTCCAGCTTCAGGCAGGTGCGGATCGCCCGCGCGGCGTGGACCAGCAGCGGCGGGTTCGGCGAGTCGATCCGGATCACGTCCAGGTCGCCAACCGGGATCCCGTCGATGTACACCTGACCGTCCAGCGGGAACGGCAGGTCCGGGCTGACCTGCCGCACTGAGGGCATCAACGCACCGGTCGGCGCTACGTGCACCGACTCGACCGGAACATGCCGGGCGTGGACCGGGTAGCCGTGCCAGCCACGCGCCAGCACCCGCCACCAGGAGATCCCTTCAAACAGCAGGTCTTCGTAGGTTTGGGCCAGGGTTACCGAGTTAGCCAGGTCCGGGTCAATGTTGCCGCCCAGCAGGTACGTCCCGCCCGACACCTCGTTGCGGCCGGGGTCGATGACGGCGTGCGGCAGGCTGCCCAGGGTGCCGCAGATCAGGTTCCGTGCCCGCAGCACCGCCGGTACCTGCAGCGCTTCCCGCCGGCTGATCCGCTGGGCGATCGCCCCGCCGCCGGTCATCGCTTCCAGCATCTCCGGCGGGATCTCCAGCTGGAACTGACGGGCCGCGGCTGGTCGGGTCATGACCGCGCTGGGCGGAGACGGGTCCGGCGGGGAACCGCCGAACATTCTCCGGAACAGGCTGGTCACGCCAGCAGTTTACAGGAAGATCTCCTTAGACAATGTGCATGACCAGTAAGATTTACTGAGACCATGTGCTCGACCAGTAAGATTTTCTGGAGACGGAGGAGACCGTGGTCGGAACACTGAGGGCGGCGGACGGGTTGGTCCTGCCCGAGGTGCGCCACACCATCGGCCAGCTGGCGCTGCAGCCGGAAGACTCCGCCGCCGCCACCCTCGCCGAGCAGTACGCCCGGGCGATCGACCAGGCCACCTGTCCCGAGTGCGGCGGCCGGCGGGAAACGCTCGACCGGCTCGGCCCGAAGCTGCTGGCGGTACTCGAATCGCTGGGTGCCACCCCGCGCGCCCGGGCCGCTGCCGGCAAGGCCCAGGGAGGGGGCACCGGTGGCAAACTCGCCGCGGTCCGGGCAGCTGCTCGGCCGGCGTGAGACAACGAAGCTGACGGGCCGAACCGAGCCCCGGCTGTTCTCGTCACCGCTGCGCAGGCTGACCCGCCGCACCACCGCCGGCTACGAGGCGACCCGGTTCGCGCAGGACGTGCTGGGTGTTGAGCTGATCCCGTGGCAACGCTGGTGGCTACTGCACGCCCTTGAGCTACACCCATCCGGCGGGTTCCGCTACCGGACCGTGCTGACCCTGGTCGGCCGCCAGTCCGGAAAGACGCACCTGCTGAAGATCCTCGCCCTGTACTTCATGTACGTGCGCGGGGTGCGGCTGGTGCTCGGATCCGCCCAGTCCCTCGACATCGCCCGGGAGTCCTGGGCGGGAGCGGTCGCGATGGCGCAGGGTGAGCCCGAGTTGGCGGCGGAGATCGGTCTGGGCGGGGTCCGGCTTGCCAACGGAGAGCAGTGCCTGACTCTCACCTCCGGCGCCCGCTACCGGATCGCAGCCAGCACCCGGTCAGCCGGCCGTGGCCTGTCGGTCGACCTGCTCATCCTGGACGAACTGCGGGAACATGGCGACTGGGGGCCGTGGGCGGCGCTGAGCAAGACCACGATGGCCCGGCCGGACGCCCTCACCGTCGCGATCAGCAACGCTGGCGATGACCGGTCGGTGGTGTTGAACCACCTACGGGAATCCGCCCTGGCCGGCCGAGACGAGACGATCGGCCTGTTTGAATGGTCGGCACCGCAGGGGTGCGACCTCGACGACCCGAAGGCGTGGGCGCAGGCGAACCCCGGGCTCGGCTACATCATCACCGAGCAGGCGATCCGGTCCAGCCTGGCCACCGATCCCCCGGCCACCTTCCGCACCGAATGCTTGTGTCAGAAAGTCGACACGCTCGATGAGGCGATCGACCTGGCCGCGTGGCGCGACTGCGCCGACCCGTCCGGCACCCTCGACCGCGCCCGCGACCGGGTCGCCGCGTGCATCGACGTGGCCCCCGACGGCGCGCACGTCACCCTCACCACCGCCGCGACCCTCGACGACGGCCGGGTGCGGGTCGAACCCGCTGCCGCGTGGGCGTCCACCGACGCGGCCCGGTTTGAGCTGCCCGGCCTGCTGGACGCGATCCAGCCCCGGGTGCTGGCCTGGTACCCGTCCGGGCCTGCCGCCGCCCTGGCGGCCGTGCTGAGGGGGCGGAATGGGGCACTGGAGCTAAAAGGTGCGGCGGTCACCGAAGCATGCCAGGGGTTCGCCGGCCTGGTCGCCGACCGGCGGATCGTCCACCCCGGCGACCCGCTGCAGGACGCCCACATGGCGGGGGCGCAGCGGTACCCGGTCGGCGACGGGTGGCGGTTCGTGCGCCGCGGCGTCGGCCACGTGGATGCCGCCTACGCCGCGGCCGGGGCTGTCCACGCCGCGCTGAGCGTGCCTTACACCCCGAAGCTGCGCCCGCTGGTGGTTGCCGGCCGCCGGCCCCCGCCGGCCGGCGCGGCGGCGCTGCGGGTGGCCCGGGCCTGACGGCCCGGCCGGGCGCTACCGGGGTGGCTTGTCCTCCCGGTTCAGGTAGCTCTCCAGCGCCAACATCACCAGCCCGGAGACCGGCATCCGGCGCGCCCGGGCGAACCGCTCCGCACGCTCCCACAACGCCACATCTTCGTCTCGGACGTAGACAGCCTTGCTGAGACCCATGGCGATACTCTCAACTCTGCGGAGGTCTTCACAGATCGTCGCATACGGCGTACCGTCCGAGACAGAAAACGGCCCCGGGCGGCGGGATTAGCGCCGGCCCCGGGACCTAGATCCCTACGAGGAGGGACCCGTGGACCATCCAGCCATCACCATCCCCACCGCGGAACTGGTTCGGCTACTCGACCGAATCGAGTCGATCGCGGCCCGATCCTGGCCGGAACCGGTCAGGCGCAGCGCCATGCGCCGCGCCCTAGAGGACGCCCTCGCCGCCGCGCAGGAACCGCCCTTCACCGCGGCGGGCGACCAGAACCTGCCGCCCGGGTGGGCGCACTGCTCCCGCTGCCGGGCGATCCGCGCCGCGGCCCAGCTCGATGCCGGCGGCGCGTGCTGGTGGTGCTCGTGAGCGCCGAGTTAGACCCCGCCGGCCGCCGACCACGCCCCGCCAGTCGTCGATGAGCACGGGGGCTGACAGTGATCGGGGAGAGAGGGACTGTAGGGCGTGGATGTCCGGGGGCCTCTGACCTGGGGAAACTGGGTGCTGTCTGTCGATGGTATCGACGTTCGTCGAGTCACTGGGCTCGCCACCGGGTCCGTGGGGTAGGCGCCGGGTCGAGCCGGCCAGGGTCGCCGACCCGGGCGTTGCAGCTGGCGCACGCGGCGACCAGGTGTGCCGGGTTGTCGCCTACGACCGACCGGGGGCGGGTGTGGTGGGCGTCGGTGGCTACGACCGTGCAGCCGGGTAGGCGCAGCTGGCAGCGGTTGGCGTCGCGGGTCAGGACGTGGTGGCGGATTTTCCGCCAGGCTCGGGTGGACCCGCCGGTCCATGCCTTGCTCATGCTCACCTCGTAGGGTTGGTGCTGGCTGGGCGTCTCACGGATACGCCTTGCCGGCGTGTTGTCAACCGGCGCGCGGTTGGTGCTCCGAGCACAGCGGCCCCATTTGGTAGGGCGCCAGCTGGTCGGTGCGGTTGCACCAGCGACGCTGCCGTTCTAGCCACCGGGCGCATCCGGTCCGGTCGGCGGTGACCTGCTGGACCATCTGGTCGTAGATCTGACGCCGGCGGGCGTGGCGGGTGGCCAGCCCGGCGCTGCGGGCGGTGGCGAAGTTGGCTCGGTCGACTCTGCGCCGCCAACGGGCCTGGTCGGCTGGGCAGCGGTGCTGGCGGTGGACGGTCCCGGACAGGTGGGGATCTTGGATTCGGATCTGGTCCCGGTGGACCAACTCGCCGGCCATGATCAACGTGTAGGTGGCGCGGCCTTCGGCGAGTGCCGCGACCTCTCCGGCTCCATCGATGGGTGTCACATCTACGCGCACTCTTAGCCCCTCGCAGTAAGCGACCAGTGTCGATGCTTTGCACACCGCGCACGCACCGCCCCCCGCGCGGGTGGAGATCAGGTACCGGGTCATGATCTGCAGGGACTGCAGGGACTGCAGGGACTGCAGGGACGGTTTCTAACGGGTCCGGGGCGTTTTCCCCCTATCAAGATCATCGCAAACTTTCCGCGCGAGCGTTGTAGTTAGTCCCTGCAGTCCCTGCAGTCCCTGCACCTGGCGCCTTGTATGTGATGATTTGCCACTGAATCGTCCCGACCCTGTTTGCCTTGTGCTTGCAGACAGCCTTGTCGCCTACCCAGCGCCCCGTTCGGTAACCCAGCCACATCCCGAGTGATCGCGCGACCACCCTGGGATCGTTTGCTTTCGATGCTCGCTCGCTCAGTTCGCTCGGCAATACATCGAGGGGTATGGAAGCCGCATGTAAGATGTCGACACGTTCGAGTAGATCTTTAGCAGTCCACAGCTCATCGCCGAACACGCGGTACACAGCATCGAGGAAGGTTCCCAATTCGTCTTCATCGTCAGTGGCTTCCTGGCCGGAACTCTCGGGCGCGTCGAACGCGCCAGGAACGCCAGCGGCGGTCAGGATGCCACGGACCGTTCCAACCCAGCGGCCGTAGATGTCGCCGACCTGCTCGGTCGGCTGCCCGCCGGCCACCCATGCCCGCACCAACGTCAGCAACGCAGCCAACAGGTTTCCCCGGTGTTCGTGTACCCACCGGGACAGGTCTGAGATGTTGAACCCGGTTCGCCGCTCGGGGTGGGGCGCACGCGGGTCGATGGTGATCCACAACGCGCGAGGTAGCAGGTCACCGCCGAGACGGGCGTTGTTGCTGGTGATGGTCCAAATTCGGTCGTTGCGGCGTCGGATCATCTGGTCGGTGCGGCCGAGCTGGCGGGCGTCGAACGTTGAGGAGGTGAGTAGGCCATCCAGGGTTCCGGATTTCAGGGTTCCGGTGACGTTGTCGAAGCACACCACCGGCCCGGTGGTGACGTTGAGGATGGTGGACAGAGTCTTGGACCATTCGGCTTCATCGGTGGGAACCTCGGCCCGGAACACGCCACCGTGCAGGATCCGCAGCAGTGACGCCAGTAGGGTCTTGCCGGAGCGGCGCATGGGTGCGGTGAATACGCCGAGCTTGTACGGGGGGCCGACCAGTTCTCGCAACACCGGAGTGATCAGCAGGCCGTAGAAGTTGGCCCGGTCATGGCTGGTGACGAACGGGAACCCCTCAACCATCCGGTCAAGTAGCGCGACCGCCGCCCGTACCTGCCCCGCAGTCGGATTTTGGGGAACGTCGGGTACGGCCAGATCGCCGGGTAGATATAGCAACCGGGTTTCCGGGTCGTAGCCGGGCCGGTTGAGGATGGTGCCGTCAGCTCGCACAATTGGTGTGTGCGTCACGCCGTGTAGCTGACGTAGCCGCCGCATCATGTCCAGGGCGTTGACAGCGGTGGCGGCGGCAGAGAAAGGGAACAGCGCCGGCCGGCGGATTTCGTTGCCGCTCTTGGTGGCGCTGCTGCGATAGGTGCCGTACCGGTAACTGATCTGTGCGGCCAGGTTGTTAGCGGTCACTACCCGGATCTGAGCCGGACCGTCGTTGTCGCGCTCGTTGTCGTTGAGGGGTACGTAGCCGTCTTCACCTTCGCGAGGGGTGTAAACGAGGTCATCGGCGCGTTGGAACATACCGGCCAGCTGGTCACGGCCCAGGTGGTCGCGAAGCCAGTCGGCGGCCACCGCCGGGTTGGACACGTCCAGCTCGGGCCGCGCAGCGGCCGGTTCCTGACGCGGCCGCTTTTCCTGCCCACCGGACTGGTCGGGGGCGCCACCGACCAGGTCGAACAGGTCCTGATCGGTGGTGCAGTCACATTCCTGGTTGGGTTGCGGGTCGCTGCCGGCGGCGAGCCGGATCGCCCCGGCCAGCATCCGGCGGTATTCGGCGGTGGCTTCCTCGGTGGTACGGGTGCCACCGCTGACGGCGGCGACGAACGCGTTGCCGAGCTGACCCAGGGCGTCGTAGACACCGGCGTGACCTTCCCCGCCGAATGCGGCCAGCGCCCGTGACGCGTCGCGGACCAGGTCGTGACGTGCACCTCCGGCGGGGTCCACCACCCGGCGGAGCGCTTCGGCCAGCACCAGCGCCACCGGGGGGCACTGCGGTCCGGGGCGCAGGTGTCGTAGCCAGGTGGCGGATTCGTCAGCACCAAGGTCCGCCGGGTTGCTCCGCGGGCGTGGCCGGGCGAGTCCGGCGACCCAGGGAAGCGGCAGCTCGGGCAGGTCGGCGGGTCCGGGTATCTGGTCGGTGACCCGTCCGGCCGGGTTGTGCCACCGGTACTTGCGGCCGGTGTCGGGGTGCACCGAGGGCGCCGCGACCAGGTACCGGTGCCCGGCGTGGATGGTCTCGATGCCGGGTAGCGCCCCAACCCAGCTGATCCCGGCCGGAACCCGGAACAGCCGGATACCGGAGACCCCGTCATCGCGGCTGGTAGACAGCCAGGTTGCCGGCAGCGGCCCGTGCTCGGTCTCCAGCTCGGCGAGGGTCTGCGCGCCGGGTTTGTCAGCGTAGGCGTCTACGTCCAGGCCGAGCAGGTCGGCGGGTAGCCGGATCGCGAGGTTCCCCACGCCCCGGTCTTCGACCCACGCGTGGACGTCGGCGAAGGACGGGTAGGGCGCGCCGTGGCCGGTCCAGCCGTCCGGCGGGGGGCTTTTCCGTGCTGCGGGGAGTGGGAGGATGCCCCGCCAGCCCGCGTGCCAGTACAGCTCGGCGGCGGTGGCGTACGGGCCGGTCACGCCCGGCTCCGGTGGCCCAGCAGGTCAAAGGCCACATTCAGATCGCGCATCAGATCGTTGTCGCCGCCGACGTCCGGGTGGAGCACCAGCGCCAGCTTCCGGTACGCTTTCTCGGCCTGGTCGGGGGACAGCTTGACGAGCAGGTTCTCGGCCCAGCTGGACCGTTGGGCGGACTGCTCGTTGCGCCGCCGGATCAGTTCCTGGTTCAGTCGCTGGTTCTCGCGCCTGAGTTCCGTGTTGGCTTTCTCCAGCTGCCGCAGCCGGGCCTGATCGCCCGGTCCGCTGTCGCCGGCCGGGGGTGGTCCGCTTTCCGGGGGTGCCTGGTGGATCTGGACCCGGTCTCCGATGCCCTGTAGCGCGATCGTGAGCGAGGCGACCTGAGCCCAGGGGATCCGCCAGCACTTGTCTTCCTTGTCCCATGTCCGATACGGGATGGTCTTGATGATCTCGACGCGTTCGGCCGAGAATGGCGAGTAGACCCGGGCCTCGAATCCGGCGACCTCGATGCGCACCAGAGCCATGCCGGTCCTCCCTCGTTGTGCTGCTGTCTGGTGCCCCGCCGCGACCTGATCGCGGGTGTACCGGCCGGTTCCGGTTTCGGGGCGTGATCGCAGGTCAGTACGGCCGGCTCATCGCGGCCCGTAGGGTCGCCCGCTGCTCCTCACTCAGCGCTGCCCATGCCGTCGGGTCGACCCCAGCCGGCGGCGGGTTCTCCGCACCGGCCTGCGCCGTCCCGCCGCCGCCGGCCGGCGGCTCCTGCTGGTCGGCGGCCTGCGCGACCGGGTCGGCCGGTTCGTACTTGGCGGTGAACAGCTTCGGCGGGTTCTTCCGGCCTTGTGCCGGTCCGTCGCCGAAGTAGGTGATGGTGAGCCGGCCGCCGACTTCGAGCCGGGTGGCGCCGCTGCCGCGGACCGCGGCGGCGACCGCCTTCTGCAGGTTCGCCTTGATGTACACGGCACGGGTGCCGTCGTCGTCGGCGATCTCCCGGTCCCGTTCGGTGGTCTGCAGCACAACCTTGGCCTGCATGCGCGGCTTACCGTCGGTCCAGGTCAGCGGCTCCCCGCTGTCGAAGTCGGTCTGCTGCTGCAGCTCCGGCTCCCGGGCGACGGTCCCGGTGATCGAGGTTCCGATGGTGGGGAACTTCGCAGACGGGATCCCTGATCCCATGAGGAAATCGTTGGCGTCCTGGTTGGACATTTCTGCTCCCTTGCGTTTTGGCACCTTGGTACCTGGGTTAATAGATCCCGGGCATGGTCTTGGGGATGTCGGCCGGCTGCCCGGGACAACCGGCGTCGTCTGCCGGCCCGTTCCCGGGCCGCAGATGAGGGCACCAGCGGCAGTCATCGCTGGGTGTGGCCTGGATCAGCGACCAGCGGTCCGGATGGCGTTCCGGGTCCAGCTGGTACAGCAGCGTGGACAGCCGGCCGAGCCGGTCGAGCCCCCGCCGGGCAATCTGTTCGTCGTATGGTTCGGCGTGGATGTGCAGGCCAAGCCCGCCGAAGTCGCCGCCGAGGTTGTCCGACCGCGGGTAGCAGACCAGCGCGACCTGCTGGACCTGGCGGCCTGCGCGGGCGTGGCCAAGTCCGTAGGAGTGCAGCTGGACCCGGTACTTGCCCGGGATCTGACCGCCCCGGATCTTCCGGAGTGACGTGATTCCGAGAAGTTTGTGATCTAGCACCGTGCCGGTGTCCACGTCGAACAGGTCGGCGGTTCCCGAGTAGCCGTCGGTGAGGTAGACCCGTTCCTCGATGATGTACCGGGTCCGGCCGATCCGCTGGTTCTCGGCTGCGAACGCGTCGGCCGCCCAGGTGTGCCACGCGGTTCCCACGTCGGCCAGGTGGTTGTCCCGCTCTACGTTCACGGGGGGCATTTGCATCAGCCGGTAGGCGATGGCCCGGTCACACGGGTCGCCGATCTCGGACAGGCCGATCATCTTCTGCTGGCTGCGCGCGGATGATTCGCTGTACGTGCGGCAGATCCGCTTCACCTCGGTTGCCAGGTCTTCTACCGGGCAGGGCGCCGGTACCGTGGGGGGCGGCAGATCGGCCGGCCTGCCCGCGGCGCCCCGGTCCAGCGGGGCGCCGTTCATGCTTGCGCCGCCTTCTCGGCGCCGCTGACTGTCTGGCCCACCGTGGCGACCTCGGTCGCGGCCTGGCTGGCTCGCTGGGCGGCCTGGCTGGCTCGCTGGGCGGCGGCCCGCGCCGCCATCTGCGCCAGGTGGGCGCGGCGCAGTGAGTCGGCGGCCCGGTCCAGGTCGGCCCCGTCCAGGTGGGGCCACTTCTCCGCGGCCTGCCGATGCCACCGCCGGGCGTAGCCTTCGCGGGCGGGTGCGGTGGCGGCCCGGCGTTCCTCGGCGGTCATGCCCGCGAAGCGGAGGTGCGCCGCGGCGCGGGCTAGGTGGACCCGGACCGGTTGGGGTGGAGGGGTTCGTGCCACGGTGTCGGCCCTTCGGCTAGCGCCGATTCACCCGTTCGGGTCTGCGGTGGCCACCGTTAGGGGCTACGCACACCGCTGGGACCCGGTACCGTGGGGTAGGTTCCGCGGCCCTGCCAGGCTACGGAGCGTCACCCTAGATACAGCGTGTATCGGCTCAGGGGGTCGGGGGCCGGTCCCACCCGTTTGCCTGGTGAGGGGCCGGTCCCCGTCTGGTCGGCACAGCTTATACGGTTTCTCCGTGCGTTGGTGTGCACGGCCCGCCGACCACGTCGAGCTACACCTGATCGCCCAGCCTGAGCCGGCGGTGCGCCTCACGGGCGCGTTCGTCGGCGGTCGACGATGCGTAACGGCGGAGCATCTGCGCCGAGCGCCATCCCATGATCCGCTGCAGGTCCACCTCAGATCCGCCGGCGGCCTGCCACCGGTGGGCGGCCGTGTGTCGGAACAGGTGGGCGTGGACACCGGGAACGCCGGCCTGGTCGCCGCGCCGCTCGACCATCTGCCGGATGCCGTCGGCGCCGAGCCGGCCACGGCCTTTCTCCGCCAACCACAGCCACGGCAGGTCGGCAGTCTTCTCCCGGTCCCGGGCGCGCAGGTAGCGAGTCAACGCCCGCCCGGTCGAGTTCCCGAACGGCACGGCCCGGACCCGGCGCCCCTTGCCGAGCACGGTGATCACGTCCACGTCCAGGTCGACGTCATCGACCCGCAGCCCGGCCACCTCCCCGCGGCGGCAGCCGGTGTCGAGCAGTACCCGCAGGATGGCCTGGTCGCGCCGCTGGACGAACGTGGTGCCTTTGCAGGTGGCCAGGATCGCGGACAGCTGGGCATCGGTCAGCACCGGCGCCGGTGTCTCCGGTACCAGTGGCGGGCGCATCCTCGCCATCGGGTCCACCTCCACCTCCCCCTCCCGGGTCAGCCACGCGTACAACTGCTGCACGGACCGGTAGGCCAGGCTGGCACCTCCCGGGGTGCGGGTCTCGGCCAGCTGCGCCATCCACGCCTTCAGCTGGTCGCCGGTTACCTCGTGCGGGGCGGTGGCCTGCCCAGCTCGGGCGAGCCAGTCGCGTAGCTGCCCGGCCGCGTCGGTGTAGATCCGGATGGTTGATGTGGCCCGGTTCTCGGCGCGAAGGTCGCGCCGCCAGGCTTGGATGGTGTGCTTCCACACCCGTTCGATGTCCGCCATTCGGGGGATGTTACACGGTCGCCGCGCCGTGTGCGTCGGGCGTACGGTCCCGGAGTGGTTGGCATTTTCCCTGGTCGGAGAGGTTTTGGTGGGCGCGGCTGGTTTCGAACCAGCGACCTCCCGCTTGTAAGGCGCTCGGCCCTTAGCCATGTGCGTAACCAGGGAAAACGCTGGTCACGGCTGACCCAAGGTCGCCCAGTTACAAGGTGTCCAGCGACCGGGCGCAGGGCACCGGCACCCCCGAGCCGGCCAGGGTCATCCGCCACGCTCGGATCATCGGCAGCACCTCGGTCCGCACCACCTGGTGAGGGGACAGCGGCCGAGCATGGTCACCCAATTCCAGCTCCCGCAGGATCGCGGCAAGATCGTCCTGCATCACATCCTGCTCGGTCTGAACGCTCACCGCGACTCCCGTTCCGCCCGTTCCGCCCGGGCCACCCGGTCCGCCATGCCCCGCAGCTCATGCGCGGTCAGCGACGGCAGAGGCGCCGGCTGGGGGATGCCGAACACCGTGCTGTACGTCACGACTGCCGCGAGCGCCACCGCCACCCATTCCAGTGCAGTCACGTGCCCATCGGTCAGGGCGCCGCCCAGCGTGCCCAGTCCCGCCAGGATCCCGCCGACGATCGCCTTCACCTGCTCCCGTGGTGTGACCATTACGCCCCCTTCTATCGCTCGGGCGCCGGCGGTACCGGCGTGCCCTCGGCGGTCAGCGCCGCAGTCAGTTGATTGATCCGGGTCTCCATCTCCGAAAACCTGGAGTTGACGAGCACGTGAACCTGCTGAATCGTGGTGCTCACTTCCTTGACCTGCTTGCGGGTGCGCCACGTGACCACTGCGCCGGCCAGCACCACCACCGCCGTGGCGAGCGTCACCACCTCGGTCATGATCGTTCCCCGTCGTGTCCGCGTAGGTGCTCGTCAAGCCGGTCGCTAGCGTGCTTGGCCAAAGCCGCGGCGGCCGTGGCGATGTCCCGGTTCTGGCTGGACCAGCTGGTGAGAGTGCCAATCTCCGCCTTGACGTCGGCGATCTCCTGTCTGACCTCCGGCAGCTCGGCGGCCAGCTTCTCCACGTAGTTGCCGACGGTGTGTCCGTTGCTCACGGTCAACTGCCGCTTGGTGGCGTCCGTGGTCGCAGCCACGCCGGCGATCCACCGGCGGATCGCCACCAGCGCCGCCGCCATGCCACCCACCACCACGGTCAACGCCGCGGCCGTGGCGATGATCTGCACTAGGTCCACCATCCCCAGCTCACCCCCAACCTGCAGGTCGGGGGGCGCCCCGGGGTCTGGGGGGCGCACACGTTCATCGGGTACCGTCACCGGCTGCGCGGCGGTCCCGGGCCGCCAGCACCTCCGCCACCGCGGTCCGCACCTGCTCGGCCGGTACCACCTCGGCCAGCCGCTCGGCGAGCTGGTCGGCGAGCCCGTCGCCCAGCTCAGCGAGCAGCTGCGCCCGGTGCCGGTCCAGCTCGGCCCGCACCGCGGCAAGCACGTCCGTGCCGGCGACCGCGGCGAGGATGGCAGCCTGCCCGGCCGCCAGCTCGGCCGCCCGGTCAGCGGCCCGGCGCGCCCACCGGTAGGTGTACTGCAGCCAGGTCTGGGCGAGGTACCCGTCTTTCCGGATGCCCGGGTATGCCCGCAGTACCGTCGCGTCCGGCGCCAGCCTCTCCAGCCACACGTCACGCGCGTCCATGTCATCCTCCTCCGCCAGTAGCCCCCACGGGCTGCGATCGTCGTAGGGTCCGGTGCTGCTGCCGTCCGGCCCGGTGCCAACCGAGACGTGCACGTGGCTGGTGTGCGGGTTGTCACCCGAGTACGGCCGCCAGCCCTCAGCGGCCCGGGCGGTCGACCAGATCCGCCGGTTGTAGATCACGTACTTCAGCGCCGGATGCCCCGACGCGACCACCCGGGCCGCGTACCACGCCAGGTCGAGCCCGGCGTCGGCGAGGGTGTCGCTGGCGCATACCACCCCGGCCGCGTTCGGGAAGTGGTCGGTGTTGGTGCCGTGCGCCTCATCCGCGATCGTCCACACCGTCGTACCCGGATGCCGGATGCCGACCTCGGCCCGTAGCACGTCGAGACTGCCCGCCAGCCGCCACGCCATCACGCCGCCTCCATGCTCATATGCCGATCGCCAGCAATACCCGCGAGCTGAAAAACGCCTCATCGGTGCTGCCAGACTGCCGGTACTTAGCCGTCAGGGTGTGCAGCCCAGGGTTCAGCCCGGTCAGCAGTACCGCGCTGACGGCGCGGCTGGTGACAGCCGCCAATTCATCGAAGTCGAAGAACCCGACGTGGAATGACCTGGCATCATCCGGCGATACGGAGGTGGCGCCCGACACGGCGAAGGACATGTACCCGAACTGCCCTGCCCCATCGGTCTGCGACGACGCCGCGCCCGAACAGCCAACCCACACCATCATGGTGCCCACATCGCTGACCGGGATATCAGGAACGGTGGGACCTACGGTAGCCAGATCGCCGTAGGTGGCTGAGCTGCGACCCTGCTGGGTCGCGACCGTGGCGCCGTGGACGCGTTCCCCGAACACCTCGGCCGAGATTTCCTTGGCGAGCGCGCCGCGCATGAACGCGACCGCCCCCGCGGCGGCGCCTGCGCCGACCGGCAGCCACTGCCCGGATATGGCGTACACCGCCGAACCCTTGCGTGAGCGTGGTTTCCAGATATCAACCATGACCACCGCGCCGGGGGTGAGGGTCAGGCCCAATAGCGGCTGCTGCAGCGGCACGTCGGGGATGTCGGTGTCCCGGACCGAGATCACATTCTCGAATGTGTCAGGGTTCCACGACTTCACGGTGCCCAGGGCACGGCCGGACCATTCCCGATCCGGGGGCACGATCATCGCGGCCAGGTCGTCTGATCCGAATGGGACATTCATCATGTGTTTCATGTGACCACGCTTCCGATCACTGCATGGGTGCGTTGCCGGGTGGTGCCGCTCATCACACCGTCAGTTACCAGGGGGATGGTCAGCGTCTGTATGACGTGTGTGTCCTCATTGGCGTCGTCGGACACAACCAGGATCGGTTGCCACGGCCGCAGCGCAGGGTTCGCCACGGCGGTGAAATCGGCGGAGTGCGGGGCGCCGAGGTTGCGGCGCAGCAGCTCCCGCGCCGCCACGGTGGCCTGCCCGGTGGTGCGCACGGTCGCCAGCGTCTCCACCCGCGGCACCCGCCCGAACCGGCCACCCCACCGGGTCGGCGACCGCGGGCCGGCATCAACCGCCACCCCCGTCACCGGCTTGTCCGAACCGCCGCCCTCGCCGTGGATGATGACCCCGTTGTAGGCGCCTTCGCGGGTGACCCGCCGGCCAGCGTCGATGAGCACCCCGCCGACACCGGCGGCGACCCGCCACACCACCTCGTCGTCGGGTGGGGTGTTCTCGATCCGCAGCACCCCTTCCCCATCCCAGTACATGACCTTGCCGAGCCCGTCGGCGATCTCCCGCAGCGGCTCGTACCGGGACTCATCGACGATCAGCTGCCGGCCGATCGGCTCGAATGCGGCCGCGTCGTCGAACACGATCGCGGCGCCCGGGTGGACGTCACCGACCAGGTCGGTGAACAGCGAGGCGAGTGCGACTGTGGGCGCGTACACCCGTGGCCGGGTGACCTTGGCCTCGATCAGCGCGGCCATCCGGTCCTGCCCGGTGATGCTGATCGGGTCGTCTGACCGGCCGGCCTGCTCTACCGTCTCGATGCGGAAGTAACCCAGCGGTGACCATAGGATCGCGCTGCCGGTGTCCACCCCGCGGCGTACGAAGATCTCGTTTCCGTACGGGGCCAGCAGGTCGGCGGGTAGACGGCGCGGGAACCAGGACCATCCGGTCTGCTCGTCCACCCCGACCGTATCCAGTTCCAGCGTGGCAAACACGTCGTTGGTGGCGCCGAATTGGACGTCTCCGCCCAGGATCGGCAGCTCGATCCCGTCCGGGTTCGACCCGGATGTGAACTCGACCAGCACCCGAGCCTGTACTACCACGTCGTGTGTGCCGGCCACGATCGGCGCGAACTCCGAAACGGTGGCGACCAGCTCGACCGGGGGCAGCACCCCCAGCGGTGCGCCGTCGGCAATGGCGTGTTCGGACGCCGGGTCGAACAGGTACGGGATGACGGGCTGGGCGGCTTGCGCCATGCTGACCACCGCGCCGCTGGACAGGATCCCGAACGCGACCAGGTGGAACTCTGGCAGCACCCCAGCGATCCGGTAGCCGAGCGGCGCCGGATCCAACACGGTGCCGTTGTTCAGGTCGAACGCGTCACCGGCAGCACCGGCGGCGGTGACCCGACTGGCCGCGTCGTCGGCCTCGTCGAGCAGGGCGGCCAGGTTAGCGATGACGTACCGCCAGGCTTCCTCCGCGCATGCCAGGTGCTGGGCGGTGCGGGCCGCTTCGGTCTGGCTCACGCTGGACTCGACCAGCACCGCCGCGGCGTGCCTCATCCCGGCGTTGCTGACCAGCCGGTCCGGGTCGCCGGTGATGTCGCCGAAATCGTCCTCCGTCCACCCGTCGGTGGTCATCCTGGCCTTCATCAACACGATCAGCGCGTCTGCCTCATCCACAATGCCCGAATCACACTGCGGGTTGCTGGGTGGTGCGAACGTCACGTTCGCCGACAGCTGGGGGTCGGCTTCGTGGTGGTCGACCAGCACCAGCGGACGCACCAGCCCGAGCAGCTGCGCCAGCGGACGCACCTCCGGGGTGGTCAGCGCCAGCCAGTCCCGGTTCAGGTCGACCCCGTCGGCGTTCTCGCGGGTGTCGTTCGCGATCCCGTCCGGGTTGGGCGTCGGGACGATCAGCACACCGTGGTCGGTGAGCAGGTCGACCAGGTCCGGGTCGCCCACATCCACCAGCGCCGCGGACCCGTTGATCGTCCACGTCTTCCCGGTCGAGTCGGCGAAGCTTCCGGCCGCCGCGGTCTGCGCGGAGAAGTCCGGGTTAGCCACGATCGTGCCATCGATGCCGTTGCGGACCTGGGCCGCCCACCACCACCCGGCGGTCAGCCCGGCTGTCCCGCCGGTGGTGGACCCGATCTCCAGCACCGCCGTGCTGGAGAAGATGGAGGTGGTCGCACCGCCCACCACCGGGTCGCCCAGCGGCGCCCACGGGCCGGCGATCGTCGCCGCCCAGAAGAACCGGGTCACGTTACCGCCCGCGCCGTCATCCACGTCCACGGTGGCGCGCAGCGCGATCCGCTGCCCATCACCGGCCGGAACCGGCGCGGTGCACGTGCGGGTGATCAGGTTGGTCCCGTTGGCGGACCACACCATCTGCAGCTCGCCCGTGCTGGACAGCCGCATCGTGTAGGACCGCTGGTTGCCGGTGGTGGCGTACTTGCTGACCACGTTCTGGATCGAACCGGATGCCCACTGGTCCGGGGCGAACTCGACCCGCAGGTCCAGGTCGCCGGTGATGTCCAGCGACGAATGGTCGGGGGTGCTGGCGAAGTCGCCCGAGACCCCGTCCTGCCTCAGCCGGACGTCGACAGCCTCGACTGCGGCCAGGTGCTCAGCGGCGGCGAGCAGCCCCTCCCGGCCGGCCGGCTCGTCACCGTGCTGGGCGCCCATGAGCAGCAGCACCGCCCGGGTGCCCGGCGCCGGCGGCGGCCGGCCGATCCGCAGCAGCCGCACCGGCCTGCCCTGCACACTGGCACCGACGGTGTCGACCGCCACCCGGCCTGTGCCGGCTAGCACACCCAACCGGGCACCTTCAGCGTCGAGCGTCGTAAACGCCATCTAAGCCGCCCGGTACCCGGTTGCCCACCAGCGGCACGAACTGATAGACCCCGTCGTCGCGAAAATCTGCAGGCTGCTCAGCAGTCGCGCACTAGCCAGGTGGCCGTGGAACACACCCCGGTGCCGGAGCGTGTCGCCCGAGCTGGCCCGGTAGCTCGACGCCTCCATGCTGAGGATGCTGCTCACATCAGTGTTGAAGATCAGCATCTGAGCGTTGCATGACAGGCCCGACGACCACCACGCGAACGGCCAGGACGTCACCTCGCCGCTGTTGCCGGCCAGGCTGTCGATGATCGCCCCCCCGTTGAGGTTGCGCACCTCCCACGTGCGCAGGTGCAGCGCGGCCGTGCTGTCGGCGTTGACGCGGGCGTTGACCCGCACACCGTCTTCGCTGGTCGCCCCGCGGAAGTGGACGTGGACCATCTCGAATGTGCCAGCCGGCCACGTACCACCCGCGGTCAGGTCGATCGTGAACGCGGCCGTCTCGGTGCCGGTAGCGATCGGGGTCCACCCAAGCGCGGCGGCGGCGGCAGCGTCGGCCACATCCTGCACGTCGTCTCGGATGCTGGTCAGCGCCGTCTGTGTCGCCACCGCCAACTTCGGGACCGTGCCCGCGCTGCCACCGTTGAGCGTGCTGGTCGGTTCGTCGCCGGTCAGCGACTCATGCGGAAGGCTGTCGGGGGACGTGAACGCCGGCATCAGAGCACCACCCGCTCATAGAACAATTTGATCATCGGGGCTCCCGATCGTGGCCAGCAGCGACCGGCCGGTTGAGTGCGCAGCGAACAGCGCGTTCGCGTCTCCGTACAGCCGGAACAGGGTCTGCGCGTTCAGCGTCGACCCGACCACCGGGGGAGCCGGCGGAGTCACCACCGTGCACGGCAGGGTGAAGTAGCGGCGGTCCGACCGGGCTGACCGGGTCCGCCGCGTCTGGTCAACCTGGCCGATCCGCACGTACCCGCCCGGGAACGGGCACCCCGCCGGGGTGTGGATCAGCCACGTCCCCCCGGCCGCGACGATCACGTCCAACTCCCCAGCCTGCGCCGCCGACTCCGTCAGCACCTCAAGCGTGAATTGTGGAGACTGGTGTAGGTCGCCGGTGCCCACGGGGGTGGACCGGCCGACGACCGGGTACACCGCCCCCCGGTCGGGTCTGGACACGTCGGACCAGTCAACTACGGTGATGGGCCGGTTGTTCGCTGGGTAGCGGAGCGACTTCAGCCACGCCACACCGTTCAGGTCGACCGTGATGGAAGTGGTGAACTGCTCCTGCTGCACGTCGTCGTCGTCGTAGGACGTGATGCGGAACGACGTCTGCGCGTCGGCGAAGAACTCGTAGTCGTGTAGCTGTGCGCCTTCCGACTCGACCGGCAGCGCGAGCCCCCCGCGAGTGGGGAACCACAGCGTCCCGTTCAGCGACCGTTCCACCACCGCGTAGGTGGCATCCCCGCCCAGGGCGGTCGCGACCAGCTCGACCCGCGACAGGGCGCTGCCGTATGTGGCGGTCAGGCTCACCGTGCACCCCCCATCCCGGCCAGCACCCGCCGGATCACACCCCGGTTGGTCGCCTGGATCTCGCCCCGCACCAGCCCGAGCAGCTGGCCCGAGTCGAGCACCAGCGTGCCGGTGAACTCGCCCCCGCCGGAGGTCAGGTCCTGTTCGCGGGTCAGGATCCGTTCACCGGCCCGGGCGAGGATCGGCACCTCGGCGCCGGCCGGCCCGGGCACCACCCCGCCGGTGTGGAACCGGGGCAGGTTGGGCGTAGAGATGGTGGCCCCGCCAATCGTCTTGCCGAACACGGTCACGCTGGGCAGGGTGAACGACAGCCCGTTCCACTTGTCAATGATCCAGTTCAGCGCGTTGCGAAAAGCGTCCTTGATGCCGTCCCACATACCGGATGCCGCCGAGCGGATACGACCGGGTAGCGCCTTGACGAACTCGACGATCCGGGTGAACGCCGCGACCGCCCGGTCCTTGACGCCCACCACCCAACCAATCACCTTGTCCAGGACGGCCTTCCAGAACCCGAAGTAGCGCCTGATCGCTTCCCAGAGGAACCGCGCGGCGGCGACGATCCCCGTCCACACACCCTTGAGGTAGCGCCACACGAACCTGAACACCGCCAGGGTGACCTTCTTGATCGTGCCCCAGTTTTTGATGATCAGGAAGGCGAGTGCGGCTACGGCCAGTCCGATCAGGATGATGGGGGCAGCGGCGGCGATCGTGGCGATGGCAGCGGCGCCGGCAGAGATTGCCCACGCGATGAACGCGGGCACCAGCAGCGCGGCGATGGCGATCCCCACGGCCGGGATGATCTCCCGGTTCTTTTCGATCCAGCCGACCAGCCCGGCGATCGCGGGCACCACCTTGTCACCGATGAACCGGGCAACGGCCTGCAGCTTGGGCAC